ATCCGACCTGCGGCGCTGGGGCCTTGCTGGTGGCGTTCGCAAACGAATGCAGAAAGAAAGGCATCAATTATCAGACGAATGTGCTGTTTGTGGCGCAGGACATTGACTACATCGTGGGCATGATGTGCTATCTGCAAATGAGTCTGCTTGGAATGCCGGGGTATGTCGTCATCGGTGATACGCTTGCAAGCCCGTCTGTGTCTTATGACAAAAGGGGGCTGCTTCCAGTTGACAAAGGGAACGTCTGGTATACGCCGATGCTCAGGATCCCGGTTTGGCAATATCGAATCTTTATGGCGCAGATGGAACTGGTCACTCAACCGATAAGGAAAGAGCGTGTTGCAGATGCGCCAAAATCTGAACCACAAAAATCCCCTGAAGCCCCTAAAAAACTCGAGAAACCAAAGAACACGGAAAAGCCAAAAGCCGCTAAAAAGCCGCAAAGAGCGCCGGAACAGGAACCGGTGTTCTCCGAGGGCAAGGGTGGGCAACTTAGCTTTTTCTGATAGGAGGACAATATGGATTCCACCACACACACCACAACCACAGTTGAGTTCGTCGATTGGCGAGCTAAAGCAAAAGCAAAGCTGGAAGCTGAGGACAAGCTGTTCAAGGGCAGTCGTGCCGCAAAGAGCGTGCAGAGTTATGTTCTGCGGACACTGCTTGGCTTTGTAGACCAGGAGCCGCGGTTCGCAGAGGTCGTCTGCAACACGCAGCGCACGTTCTCCGAATGTTGCGCCGCTGTTGTCAACAACGCAGGCGAAGTTCTGTCCGACCTCGAAACCTACCGCCGCGCCGTGCAGTTTTACTTTCCGAATGCCGAGGTTTCGTTCAGCATGAACATCAAACTGACTGGCGCACCGCCTACGGAAGCTGAGATGCAGGCTCCGGCCACCGTCAAACCGGAAGATGCATCCCCCAATGTTCCGAAGCAGGCGGCACCAGCTCACACAACCAAGCCTGCGTCCAAGGCAGAAAAGAAAACGGATGCGAAAAAGCCGGCAAAAAAGAAGAAGGAAACGCCTGCGGAAGACGATATGCAGCTTTCCTTGGATGGGTGGCTCTGATGATTTTAGGATTCAAAGGATTCAAGCCGGGGCTGATTGCTACGCTCGGCGATGGCAGCTATCAGTACCAGCCGGGCGAAGTGAGCAAGACCGAAAAGGCAAAATGCGCCAATACGGGCTTCCATTACTGTCTGGATCCGCTGGACTGCCTTAACTGGTATGCTTGGGACGGGAAAAACGAGTTCTGGGCCATCGCAGCTGGCGGTGATATCGATGAGGATGACTACCGGACGCGGAGTAGCTGTACCGAAATTGTACCGCTTCGCAGGTTGAAAGAAGACGAGTTCCTTCTTATGCACGCAAATTATGTGTTTGAGCATCCGGCAGAAAAATTCGAAGATTGCTTCAAGAGACCGTTTCACATCGCGTATGGTCAGGGCAAGGAACTGGCTGGTGCACGTGGCGAGTGGCTCTGCTTCATCGTCCGGGAAGAAAACGAATTTACTTGCATTGCTCAACAGGTCGATGGAGTGAAGGTTTTGCCCGGGAAAAATTACACGTCGGAGAGTTTGGAGGCGGCACACGATGAAAAAGGCTGAAGAATTGAAACTTTATGCGCCGGAGCCGAAGCGGCCAGAGTTGGATGCGGCGCTGTGTATGTCAGTTGCCGAGGGGCAGGGCGTGGGTCGCTACATCAAGGGAAAGGTGCTGACGGTGGCCGTCTGGGACAAAAAGGAAAAGCCGCTGGTCGTGTGGCGTTTTTTCGGAGGTTACTGGACGGGGGAACTTCGCGGGAATGAGAATCCGAAAAAGAACGAGCTTTCGCCGCGTCAAATTGAGGTCAAGCCCTGCCAGTGTTTGACATGGAGAACCGAAGTGCCGGCAACAAAGGGAGAATCGGAACTCCTGCAAAACTATTTTGATGACCGCAGACCGGGCTATCTGATTGGCATTGTAGAAGATGCGCTGTCGGCTCATGCCAGGAAGAAACGCGAAGAGCGCAACGCCAGACAGGCGGCTGAGACCCAGAAGCTCTTTGAAAATCTGCCTGAGCCGCCGGAAGATTTCAGTAAACAAGTTTTGAAAGTGTGCAGTGATGCGGGCTTTCTCTGGGTCACCAATGACAAACAGGGCGTAATCGAACCCGGCGGCGTTGAGAAGAAAATCTTAATTCAGCGGGCAAGGTGCGATAGCTGCGGTGGTGAATATACGCCGTCAGAACTGCTCAAGCACAAGAGCACAGCGGTGTGCGAGTGCTGCGGGGAGAAGATGCAGGTTCGCAATACCCGCTATTCGGTCAAAAGGTTATGGGCCGCAAGGACATTCCTTTGGTGCAAGCCGCAGGGGGATGGAGTCTGGATTCGCCGTTATCTGGTGTACTTCGATTTCAGCAATCATCGGGCAGAACCGGAATTTCATGGCCGTGGAATCTGGTGGACGGACGGAAAGACCATCAAGCAGTGGAAACGAAGTTGGAACGAAAAAACTGAGTATATCATGTGCCAGCGCCCAAAGCTGTCCGCGATGCTGCTGGCCCCCTCTGGCCCGTATCAGCCGTACACATTGGCGTCCCACACCGACCAATTTGAGAATGACGTTCGGAAAGTGCTGAAATCTGAATGGATGTACCAGTATGATAACCACCTCAATTTTCCATGGGAAGTTCGTCAGTGGGAAATCGTGAATCGGTATCCGATGGCTGAAAGCCTTGTCAAAACGGGCTGGGCTGATGCGCTGTGCTCTCAGGTGTATGACAGATATGAGCACAGCACACGCATCAATCTTCGCGCAAAGACCTACTACGGAGTGTTTGGCTTAAATCGTCAGGAGTTGGCCGCAGTCTCGCAGAGCAAAAAGTCGTTTCGAGAGGTGGATAATGCGCTGGAATGGAAAGACGCCGGCCTTGCAATCAATGGAAAGAACATGGCAATGACGGCCAACATCCGAAATCTCTCAGGAATGGCCAAGACATTACAGAAAAGCGGAATGACGCGAAGCTTGAAATATCTCCGCCAGCAAACAAGACGAATCACGGGTAGCTACAACGGTCATATCGCACTTAGAGTTGCACAGGATTGGTCTGACTACTTGGACATGGCTGAGAAAGCTGGTATGAATATGCAGCTTGAAAGCGTAATGTTCCCGCTTGACCTGAAACGCCGGCATGATGATCTCGTGCTGGAGCGTAATAAACAGCACCGGATGGAAGCCATGAAAGGCACGCAACACTCTATCAGAAGGGAAGCGGAACAGCTGGAAAAGCAGTTCCATATCGAAAACATCTACAAGAAGATCCGTAAAATCTACGAGTACGATGGAACGGAGTACATTATCCGGGTGCCGGAGGGCGCAAAGGACATTTTGCAGGAGAGTAAGTTCCTTGACCACTGCATCCAGCGCGGAACCAGATACTTTGAGCGTATTTCTGTTCGGGAAAGCTACATTTTCTTCCTGCGAAAGAAGTCTGACCCTAATACGCCGTGGTACACCTTGGAGGTGGAACCGGGCGGTACAGTTCGGCAGAAACGCAGTTATAGCAACGACCAGTATGCAGATTTGGAAGATGCCAAGCCGTTCATCGAGGAATGGCAGCAAGTGGTGCAAGGCCGAATGACAGCATCGGAAATTTCTTTTGCAAAGCAGTCCAAAGAAATCCGTGCACAAGAGTTTGCAGAGTTAAAGGAAAACGGAAACATTATTCGCACAGGCGCGAATGCTGGTAAGCTGCTGGTTGACGAGCTGATGCACGACCTGATGGAGGTAGAAAAGCGTGTTGGCTAAAATCGAACTTTCCCTTGCGCCGTCTAAGGCAAAAGGACTCTCGGAAGATGAACGCTTAGAGTTGGGACGGTTGCTCCTGAAAGCGGGGTATCGGGTTGACATCGTGCGCCGCCGTCCAAACGCCAACCCGGGCACCCAGTACGAGTACTATATGATTCTGGACAAGGGGGATAGCAATGCCTGATACCCGCAAAGGACACAACCCCAGCGGTGCGCCGGACCCCACCCGGGCGCGTGCTGAAAATAACATCCAGAAGGACGAGAAACGGGTGCATGATCTTATTCACGTTCTGCGGTATGTGGCAGATGCCGCAGGGTTTGAGATTGCAGAGCGCATTGTCCTGATCGACAGTCAGTCGGGGAGGATCTATCGGTGAACAGAACAAAAAACGAATTGGCGGATTACGCATGGAATCCTGTAACAGGATGTCTGAAAGACTGCCGATATTGCTACGCAAAAAAGAGCGCTTTACGCTTTGCCAGCGACTGGAGACGAAATCTTGCAGAACGTCCGAAGGTTCAGCAGGTCGGAGCGAACCTCTTTGCGCTGGACGCTCCATGGGAAACCACGAATAACCGCTTTCTGAACAACCCAACCGGATTTATGCCCACGATACATAAGTATCGCATGGATTGGCCACAAAAGGTCAAAATGGGCTCAACCATCATGGTATGCACGGACGGCGACTTGTTTGGTCCGTGGGTGCCGGAAGATTGGATTCTTCAGGTATTCGCTGCGGCCGAAATGGCACCCCAGCACCAGTACATTTTCTTGACGCAGTACCCGGTGAGATATCAGAACCTTGCAAACCATGGGGTACTTCCACGGAAAAACAATTTCTGGTACGGCTCTACCGCAACGATTCTGTCAGACAGCGTGTGGGCAAACGAAGAGTATAATACGTTCGTAGCCATAGAGCCGCTTCTCGGACCGTTTGAAGGCGATGCAACAAAAGCGTTCCGAAAGCTGAAATGGGCAGTTATTGGAGCGGAAACAGGCCAAAATGCCGAAAAGGTTATTCCAAAGGCTGGATGGATACAGGACATTCTGACATCGGCAGATGCAGCTGGTACGCCGGTGTTTATGCGGAGCAACATGGAAAGCATAGTGGGCGCTGAGAATATGCGCCGGGAAAAGCCTGCGGCATTTTTGCAGAAAATCCCGACAGTGGAACAGAAAAAGCGGCTGTGGGAACATTGCACCGTTTGCGGCAAGTACCGGCCTATGAAGGAAATGTACGCCCTGCTCCTGCGCAGAAAGCGTGGCGATAACCCGGAGCGGGTGGCTTATATGTGCCCGGGATGCTATGAACAATTCAGCAGGGATCATTTTGAGAGGAGAGAAGAAAGATGAAATTTGAACGGAGTGAACTAGGAACGCTGTTTTCCAAACTCAGAACGGCGGTGCCGGAGGTTCGCGCGGTGGGTACCAATGATGCGGGAATCTTGTTGAGCGGCTCCAACGCATACGCCACCAATTTGGAACTGAGTGTCCGTGCCGGGTTGTCTAAACCGGTTGAGCAGGATGTGGTGGTTCCGCCTCGCGGAGTCGATTTCATCAGCGGCACGGTGGCACCGGAAATCAGCATCGAGGCAGAGAAAGGCATCCTTACTGTGAAGTCCGGCACAGCGAGGGCACGTCTGAACACTACGCCGGCAGAGAATTACCCGGAACTTTCAGGTCCCGGTAATGACGCAAGACGATGCGTTGTGGGAGCCAGCGATTTAAGCTGGGCTATTTCCAAAGTTATCTATGCGGTAGCAAAGGATGAAAAACACCCTGCTCACCGCGGATTGTGCTTCTCGCGCAAAGGCGAGGATGTTCTGGAAATCTGTGCACTGGATGGTTATCGGATGGCAATTGCAAGAATCAACTGCACAGCTGATGGCGATTTTCGCTTTACGCTCCCCGCCGCAACTGCAAAAGCAGTTGATACGATATCCATGGATGGTAACGTGGAGATTATTCGCGATCGCAAAAAGGCCGTTTTCAGTGACAACAACTTTGAGGTGAAGTCTCGCCTGATTGCGGAACCGTTTCTGGATTATAGCAAAATTGCAGCCCAGAAGAGCGAGGGAACCAGAATCATGCTTGACAGGAAAGAATTGTTGGGCGTTCTGGGGCGCGTCAAACTTGCTCGGTCTGCAGACGCAAAGGAAAAGAGCACCTTGGTAATGGATCTTGAACCCGGCGGCACGGGCAGAGCATCGATGCGTAGCACGATTGCACAGATGAATGAGGAGTTTTCCTTCAACGGAAAGCTGGAAGAGCACCTGCGAATTGGCTTTAATCTGGAATTTTTGAGCGAGGCTTTGAAGTCGATGGAAGGAGACGAGGTCAGCGCATGGGTGGTCGGCCCTCTGTCCCCCGTAAAGCTGATTGAGCCGCAGTATGAAGCGCTGGTGCTTCCTGTCAAGGTTAAGGGGGAAGCATGATGCAGGGTAGAACTTTTCGCGGGCAGTCCCCAGATGGCACTTGGCATGAAGGATTCCTGATTCGCTCCCCGGGCGTGAAGAACAGCCGCCCGGGTGATGGCTGGTACATCAACTCCGAGCAAGAGCCGGCATACGCCCATCTCGTCAAGCCTTTTACGATCGGCATGAACACAACTCTGACGGACGGAAACGGGGCACCTGTTTTTGAGGGGGACATTTTGAAAGACGATCGATGCGGCAAAGATGTGATTTTTGCCGTAAGATACGGTGAATACATCGACTACGGCGTAGGCCATATCGGTTTCTACGCAGAATTTTCGGAGAACCGAAAGGAGTTTGTCGAGCATGGTCTTGCAAGCCTAGTTCTAACCGCAAAGGTGATTGGAAATGTAGTTGACGCACCAGAGCTGATGAACGCCGGCACTGAAAAGGAGAAGCACAATGAAATGGATTGAAACCATTACCCCGAAGCAGGCAGTTGAAGAACTGGGAGTGCCCTATCACGGCTGGATGCGGGAGATGGACAGGGCGTGGATCAGCGATGATGGCCAGTATAGTGTTATGTCCCGCCTGCTGCGCGCGCCTTTTGGAAAGGTTGAGCACATTGCTATCACTTCTGCCGCAGGGTGCGGTAAGTGCGATGGCAGTGGGGATATTCCGTGGGCGGTCAAGATGCAGATCAAGAACGAGTTGTTCGGCGAAAAGCGCGCCGCCATCGAGGTATACCCGCCGCAGGACAGGCTGGTGGATGCCGCCGATACCTATCACCTATGGGTGTTTGAAAAAGGGTTTAAGATGCCCTTTGGCATCCATCCCCGGGATGAAAAGCCTATGGTGGTTAATCGGGGCAGCACAAGGGTACGCGCTGTTGATGGCCAAGGTCAGGAATACAGCATCAAGGAACTGTTGGAGCGTAACGGCGCGGCTGATATGCCCAAGCGCGCCTATGCTGACCTGATGACCGGCTACATGGCGAAAAACAATTTGCTGGGAGGGTGACACAGAATGAGCATTTGGATTGTTCTGGCAATTCTGGCGGTGATGGCTGCACTTCTGATTTATGCGGCGTTCTGTGTGGATGGTGATATAGACCGCCAGAGCGAAGCGCACCCGCCGAAATCGGAGAAAGGACGAGACGATGGCAAAGTATGAGATGCTTATCGCTGCATCCGGGAAACGTGGCTCTGCGCTCCTGCCGTGCGTTGTTGTCGATGAAAAGGGCATTAAGCGTGCTGCTGTACGGGCTAAGGCGATGGCCAGAGCTTGCTACCCGGAGTATGAAAAATTCAATGTGGTGAAGATGAAGGTGACTCCTAATGAGTGAAAGAGGTCTGATGGACTGCGTGAATGGCGTAGTTAAGGCTGCTTTTGAGTTGTACGCGGCAGATGGCAAAAAACTGAACAATGGCGATAGTTTCACTGTGAAACTCAATAACTGTGCGCTTTCCGTTTCGCTGAAAGACGGGAGCTTGAACGTGCAATTTGACCCGGATGCTGATGCCGCAGGGGATACCCCGTACACGCTGAACATGGCACTTGATATTTATGAGGAGGAAAACGATGGATAAGAAGAAAATCCCCTATGCGGTTCGGGTTTCGGCTGCATTGCTGGCAGGAAAGACAGATGAAGCATTCAACACCATTGGTGAAGCACTCACCAATATTGTCGGCAAAATCAGCAAAATTTCTCACGACTACTGCTACGTTGACCTTCCCTTTGTAATCGCGGCCCTGCGAGTTACTGCCAATGCCTTTGAAAGCACTCTTGATGATAAAGGCAAAGAACTGGCTCGCACCGTTTATGAGAAAACCGATGGCATTGTTATCAATGCTGCAGAACTGATGAAACAGGCAAGGGAGGGCGGCAACGATGACCGAGAAAAGGCCGATTGATGCTAATGAACTGATGGCAAGGTTCTTCCGCAAGGAATGTTTGATGCGGGGGCACAATGCTGCGGCAAGCGCTGCTTATAAAGATGCTCAGAAAACGGTAGTAGCTGCGCCTACGGTAAGCTTGTGGCCGGAATGGCGAAATCCCGAAACAGATCCCCCGAAAGTCGAAGAGGATGTGATGATTCTGTTTGAAACCGCCTGCGGTGGATATGGGATTACGACGGCTCACTACGAAGATGGTACAGTCTTGTCCGAAAAGAGCGCTTTCTACTGGGAAGAAATTTTCGAATGGGGAACCTACGATGAAGAAAGCGATGATTACTTTATTCCTAAAGGCTGGTGGGAATATCGCTATTTCAACCCGGATGAAGTTTACAATAACCGTGTAGATTCTCCCGTGGTTGGGTGGATGCCTTTGCCGCCGAAGGGGGTAGCGAAAAAATGATTGAGAAGAAATTGATTTACGCAGATGATCTGTACGACAAGGTCTCAAGCATGGGCTTGCAGAATGGTTCTGCGCTTGGCCATCACAGCGGCACAGCTGATGTCATCGCGGAGATGATTCAGAATGCCCATGCTGTTGACCCTGCAAGCTGCCTGAACTGGCACACCGGAAAGCCGCCGGAGCATGAATCTAAGTTTGCAAAGTTCAAGGGAACCGAGAAGTGGTTATACGGGATGTTTGAAATGACATCCGATGAGGTGCTTGTAACCGTCGAATTTCCCGATGGATACCGGCTTACCACTACAACGCACACGACAGATGGCGAATGGAGGCCGCGCTATACAGGCATTGGGGGCCACATAGTTGCGTGGACTGAGATGCCTGCGCCTGCAAAGGAGGTGGCGAAAAAATGAGAACGCTTAACGCTGACCAGCTGAAGGCTGTGCTGAGCATGGAAAGTTCACTGGGACATATTCACACGCTGGCAGACGTTGAAAATACGATTGATTATCTTGCCAAAGAAGATCCGGAAGCCGTAGCCGGTGTAGAAAAATTCAACATTTTCGATACCATGTGGTCGAGGAAAATTCAGGCGGCGTTTCCGCAGTCGTTCGTGAATATGCAAAACGAACTTGTTTTCAGTCTGAGAACTGATTCCGGCTTCAGCCTGAAAGATGTGACCAACGAAACCCAGCTGAAAGCAAAAATTTTGGAGTGGCTTACGCGGACTGCAATTAAAGCAGTCTCGCCCAAGGAAAGAAAACTCCACTTTGAGGGCATCAACAAGCTGCTGGGTACGAATTTTACGTTGGAGGAAATGACGGACATCTATACATATCTCGGAAATGGAATCAATCACGACCTTTGCGTGAAGTTTGTGGAGAGTGGCTACGATATGACGATTATTCAAAAAGAAGGGTGAGCAAATGGATAAGCAAAAGATTAAGAGCGTTCCGAGGCTGACGACCGACAACCCGGTGAACAATTTTCAGACTGCCCTCAACTTTACTGACGTCAGCGAGGACGGCTGGGTATGGCTGCGGCAACCTGAAATAGCGCTGACCGAGTACGCGCGGCAGCTCGTCAAGGGCCATGGCAGCAGCATCGATTTGAACTGCAACGATATGGAACTCTCCGAAAGCCTGACCGATCACCTCTTCGATGACCCAAAGCAGAGCATCGATGGCCTGATTGCAGAGCATTACACGATTTTGTGGGCCTATGCGACCCTGCGGGAAAAGCTCAAATGGTACGAGGATGCAGGCATCCCGGCCATTCCTGATTATGGCCTGAATACCATCCGGCGGGCGATCAATCGGTACGGCACCGCCCCTCAGCTCCAGATGGCGATCAAGGAAATGTCAGAGCTCACGAAGGCGATCTGCAATCTCCAGCGGGCCGTAACCTTCAACTACCGCAACGGTGCGAAGATCAAGGTCGCCCACGAGAGCGTCAGGGAAGAAATCGCGGATGTTTACATCATGCTGGCGCAGCTCGTTGAGATCGTCGGCAAGCCTGAAGAGGTACAGCAGATCGTGCTCGAAAAGCTCGAACAGCTCAAAGGCGACCTGGACGGCGGGGAGGTGCAAAGTGAGTAAAGCTGTTTTACTGAGCATCCGGCCAAACTGGTGCAAGCTGATTTGGGCTGGAATGAAGACCGTAGAGGCGCGTAGAACTTGCCCGAAGCTGGAGGCGCCGTTCAAAGTGTATATCTATTGCACCGGTCATGATGGCTGGATTATGAAATCGCGCAGGGCTGGAGTGCAGAAGATGGATAGCAGAGTTATCGGCGAGTTTATCTGCGATGAAATTTATAAAATTGACCGAGACTGCAATGGGTTTAACTTCACTGCTCCGAGTCTGGATCTGCCGGTTTACACCCTGCCGGAAAATAACGATGAAGAACGCAACGCCAAGAGAGAAGAACTTATCACTTGCATGACCGATGAACAGCTTTCCGAATATCTCGGCATTCATCCTGGCTACGGTTGGCATATCACGGAACTAAAAATTTACGATGTGCCTAGGCCGATTCGTGACTTTATGTGCCCGTGCGCCAAAAGGTATGCTGATGCAGATGGAAAATGGCACTGCAAAAATGCTGATAAAATGAAAAATAAAAACGGCAGTTTTGAAAATGACGGGTGTATCTGCACTGACCTTGACAGGCTGAGCCGACCGCCTCAAAGTTGGTGCTATGTGGAGGATGCAGAATGTACGTCATGAACAAAAAATGGGACTCTGTCACGAACATTGCCCAGTGCACCAGCGTGTATGTGAGCCCTGAACACGAAATCAAGGCGGTTCCTACGGGCGGCGGTGCGGTATATCGTCTGGGCCAGTACGAAACGGCAGAAATTGCCCGCGCTGTGCTGAATGACCTGTATATTCACATTGCGACTGGTTGCACCTACCAGATGCCGAATGACCAACGAGCACGGGTGCTGGTCCGCGGCATGAGCGATGAACGGCCTGAAAAGTTTGCTGGGAACGGCAAGAAGCCGGTGCGTAGGGGAGGATCCTGATGGAGAAAACAGGTACGGTTCTCCCATGTCCTAAATGCGGGAGCGGCTTTTTGGCATGGGGCAAGCCGTTTAGAAGCGCGACGCCGAAACTTGTCGTACTGTTAGGGCAGCATCGCAGAATTGTCTGTTGCGTGATGTGCGGATACTATGCGCCCTTGAAAAAATGGAACAAAGAGGAACGGAAAAATGAAAGCACACATTGAACCTAAGAGCCGGGAGTGCCCTTTCTGCGGTGCACCGACCTATGAGGTTGTAAGCGTTACAGGCATGAAGTGCGTTCGATGCACCAACAAGAGAACCTGCGGTGCAATCGTCAGCTTCAACAACAAGGATTGCGATGAACGCGGCGTTTCACCGGTGAGGTACTTCAATCGGCGGACGGAAAGGAAAGCGCTTCAATCGACGTGCGGAAAGGGAACGAAAAATGAATCTGATTCGTGAAATTTTCTTTAGTCCGATGGTCGTGGATGCGGCCGGAATTATCCTGATTGTGGCTGCATTGCCTATGGCAGGTTGGTCTTTGGCTGTAAGCCACATGGCTGGACCGAAGGTCAAAAATGCAAAGGAGGGCACATGAAAGCACATCTGTCGTTCCTGTGCAATGGTCAGTGTCGGTGGTGCAAGAACTACTGGGATTGCAGTAAGTACAAAAAAATTCTGGCAAAAATTTTCGGATGCAAAGATTGGAGATGGCAAAACAGATGAAGGACATTCGCCAGCAGTGTGTCGATGAGCAGGACAAGGCCGCACAGATCTTTACTTGGTGCATGGTGGTGGCTATGCATCAGAAAGAAGGCATTGGAGCCACGCGCCTGACCCGGGCTTGTAATGAGATGCGGGCATTTCAAGCCCGCTACAAAAGTAAAATCGACTCTGGGAATCGGAGGAAGGCCACTGAAGCTATGCGGGACGTTTTAAGGGGAATCTGTGATTTCACGGTGCGTCTGCCACAGAATCGCGCTCCGCGTAATTATAGGGAAGAACGGCTTCGTATGGCGCAGGACGATGGCGCCGAAATCGCATGGCTGGTTATGGCCGCGACGGCGCATCTGACGTTTGGCTTTGGCAAGGAGCGCCTTGCACGGCTGAAGAAAGAAGCCATAGACGGCTATCGACAGTACATCGGCTGGGTCAAGACAGACGGCGAGGACTGCGCCGAGGAATGGCTGAAGCGCTGTGTGGAACAGGCCTTGCAGGAAGAACTTGAAGTGAACGACATCCAGAGCGGGAGCCACCCGCCAAAGCTGTACTATTCGTCTGGAGTGAACGTGGAAGATATGATTCGCGTGATGAGTGCTGTGTCTGCGAAGATGGCGGCAGAGCGGGGCATCAAGCGTGTGCCGCTGGCTGTTTTGAGCCAGAGCGAAATTTCCCGCCGCATGAGCGCAATTTGAGCAAACAAAAAGAGGACTGCTTGCGCAATCCCCCGAGAAAAGCAATTCTATTATACCTAAATTGATGGATTTTGGCAACGTAGAACAGGAGGATGCGCAAAATGACTATCCCGGAAGATATGATGGCGTTCATCGAAGAAACTGCCCGCAAAGCTGCCCGCGAGGGTGCAAAGGAAGTTGTGGCCGAGCAGGCTCGTAAAGCCGCAGGCCGGTGTGACCGCCGGTTGCGGAACACGAAGTTGCTCCTGAAGAACTACCGGATGTTCAAAAAACATTGCACGGGTGCGGTCTATACGGACGAGGCTGGCGAACATGATGGTCGGGAGGAAGAAACCGCACTGGAACTGCTGGACATGATGCTCCAGCGGAACAATGCCATTACGGTTGAATCCATCCGCAACAGCTGCCGGCGCACTAAAATCATGATTCGCCATATCGATGCAATGCTTGGCCTGTACGAAACCTACTGCGCCCAGAGCGACAATGAAGCTCTGAAGCGGGGCCTGCGCATCATCAAGGCCATGTACATTGACGAGACCGCCAAGCCTGTGGAGCAGATCGCGATGCAGGAAAACGTGAGCGCCCGGCAGGTTTACCGCGACCATGATGCAGCGGTGGATAAAATCTCGATGCTGATGTTTGGCATTGATGCCTTGGAGATGTCTTAGTCCGATGTCAAAAAGATGTCATGGACGTGTCACAGCAAAAGTGGTACAATGATACCGTAAAATTCTAATCATAGCGCATTGCCCGCCCGGTTTCGCCACCGGGCGGGTATTTTTATGCCCGGAAAGGAGGAAAAATACCGCCGCTCCCCAATTTGTCCCGCCACGCCAGCGGGGAAAGCAAAGAAGGGAGAAAAAATGAATCAGCAAGTAGTGTATCAGGATATTTCGCAGATCCATCCCTATGAGAACAACCCCAGAAACAACGAAGCGGCTGTTGGTCCGGTAGCCCAGAGCATCAAGGAATTTGGATTCCGGGTGCCCATCTTGATTGATGGAAAAGGCACGATCATTGCCGGACACACCCGCTATGAGGCCGCAAAACGGCTGGGCATGGACAAAGTGCCCTGCATCCGGGTCGATGACCTGACGGACGCGCAGATTAAGGCATACCGCATTGCAGACAACAAGGTGGCAGAGGCATCCTCTTGGAATGATGATGTGCTCCGCGCCGAAATGGATGCACTGCAGGCGCTGGATGTGGATCTGAGCAGCACCGGCTTCAGTGAAGTGGAACTTGATGGCCTGCTCCGGGATGTGGACGATTCCGATTTTGAGGAGTTCTTCACAGAGCCTGTCCAACAGCCGCCCAAAGCGGCCGATACAGACCCGGGCCCCGAAAGCCAGCAATCTGGACAGCCTGCACCCTTTCAGCCCGCTACGGCGCAACAGAGCGGCTCTAAGCTTATCCAATGCCCGCACTGCGGAGAATGGTTTGAAACATGAGGCTGTGTTTGGCGGGAACCTTCCCGTCGGAGAAGATTGTGCGGGAAAACAGGCCGGAGTACGTTCTGGAGAGCTTTTTCTATATCAAGCCGTGGCAGGTCGAGGAAATGCCAAAATGGAAAATGTTTCTGCTCGACAGCGGGGCATTCACGTTTATGCACGGGGTAGAGGCTTCGTCAAAGCCGGTGGATTGGGACGGGTACCTAAGCAGGTATATCGACTTCATCAACCGCCACGATGTGCAGCACTTCTTCGAGTTGGACGTAGATATCATCGTAGGCTATGATGCCGTAAAGCGCATGAGAGCCCGCCTTGAAGCTGAGACGGGCAAGCAGAGCATTCCAGTCTGGCATCGCTCCCGCGGCCTTGACGAATTTAAAAGCCTGTGCAGGGACTATCCCTATATCGGCATCGGTGGCTTCGCAATCAAGCACATTCAGCCCAGCGAGTACGGCTACATCAAACGGCTGGTGCAGTATGCGAACGCCTGCGGGGTGCGGGTGCACGGTCTGGGCTACACCAAAAAGGACGCGGTTGACTTTGGCTTTTATAGCGTGGACAGCACCACATGGACTACACAGGTCAATTTTGGCGGCTTGTCCTACTTCAACGGCTCAGAAATGGTTGTGGTCAGACCCCCGAAGGGCATGATAGGCGCAGACTACCGGATTCGCCGAGAGTATGCGCTGAAAGAGTGGATCAAATACCAGAAGTACCTTGATACGAAAGGAAAATGGCGTGGATAAAGATATCGTATACCGCGTTGAGGATGGCATGGACAGAGAAAAAATTCTCTGCACCACCTACCAGATGCGGAATTTTTATATGCAGTTCAGAGACGGTTTCTTCACCAATCTGGACGTAATGAACTATATCCAGCACCTTGCCGCCGCCCACATGGCGAAAAAGGGCATGAACGTGCTGGATGTGTGCTGCGGCCGCTCTCTGATGCTCCCGCTGCTGCGCTACTACGCAAAGGATATTGCATCCTATACCGGCGTAGACATCAGTAAAGCGAACATCAAAGAGGCTATGCGCGGCGCAACCGCAAAGAACCTTGAACCTAAAGATCTGACTTCCTACTACCCGTTCCGGGTGGGTTGGAAGCTGGGCAACGTTGCTGAGATGTCGAAAGTCATCCCGGCGGGGTTTGCCGATTTTGTGATTTACACCTCTGCCATTGAGCATATGCACCCTACGGACGGCGCAAAAAGCCTTGCAGAATGCTACAAGGTGATGAAGCCGGGTGCAAAGATGTTTCTCTCCTGCCCGAACACCCCGGGCAATGGGTATCAGACCCAGTATCGCGCACATGTCTATGAGTGGGGCTACGATGAACTGAAAGCCAAGCTGGCCGAAATCGGATTCAGCATTGTGCAGGAGGTGGGACTGGTCACCAGCGTCCGGGAGATGGACGAGTTCTATTCCAAGCAGGAACCGGCGCTGCGGGACTTCTACACCCGTATGAAAGCCTATGTCCCATCTGCATTCCTCACAGCCTTTATGGCAATTCCGTTCCCGCGTGAAGCAAAAGAACTCCTGTTCATCGTTCAGAAGCCGAAAGGAGAAGAAAACAATGGCTAAGTTTGAAAATCGCTACGGCGTGCGTAAAATCGTCTATAAGCAGAAATGCCGGTGCTTCTGCCCCATCGGAAAGACAGACTACACCAATGAATTTACTGTGACCATGGAGCCGGCAGAGATTATCCCGGACTACTGCGAAATCGACAAGTTCATCCGTGAATGTCTGGAAGGTGAAAATCTGGTCATCGAGGAAGCAGCCAGCAAGCTGAAGAAGAAGCTTGTTGAGGACGTGCACCCCAGTTGGATCATGGTCGAATCTGCGGTGAACGACGCATCCCATGGCAATGTGGTCGTTATGGTATGAGGGGGGCAGGGGATATGAGAAACACCAAAGCCCTATGCCAGACCGCAGTTGTCGCGGCTCTATATGTCGCATTAACCACCCTGAACCCGCTGTCATGGGGAGTTATCCAGTTCCGGGTGGCCAATATGCTGTGCGCTCTCCCGTTCAAGGATAAGCGGTACGCCCCGGCGGTTCTGCTGGGGATTGCAATCGCAAATGCAACGAGTCCTTTCGGCCCGGTCGATGTGCTCTTTGGCCTGCTGGCTGAGGGGACTGCATACGCACTGGTGGTCTGGGGGCCGTGGAAAAGGCTGGGGATTCTGTGGAAAGCAGTCATCCTCTCCCTGTCCGTGGCTCTCTTCATCGGTGTGGAACTGTCTGTGATGGTCGGCGCGCCGTTCTGGTTGACAAGCGCTGGCCTGTTCGTGGGCACATTCCTGGCCGTGGAACTGGGAAATTTGATGATCTCCAAAACCGCTCTCGCAAAGGTGGTGTGAGAGGGGCGCGGCGCTGGCTCTGCAAAGGGCCGGCGCTTTTTCTTTGGAACAACACAACAGCCCGGGCAGATACCGGGACAGAAAATGAAGAAGGATAGTGGTGGCGATGTAGATGGAAACGCGAGATAAGGCGTTCACCCTTTATAAGAAAGGGATGGGATGCACCGAAATCGCAAAGAAGCTGGGCGTATCGCTGAACACTGTGAAATCGTGGAAGAAGCGCTATTGGGATGCACAAAAGGGTGCACCCAAGAAACGCACCCCGCCGCACCCCAAGGGTGCATCTTCCAAGTGCACCCAGAAAGCTCCGCAGGATGGCAAGCCAAAGTCGGGCGCACCGCTGGGTAATGTCAATGCAGTTGGCAACCATGGAGGCGCGCCGCCGGGTAACCAGAATGCCTTGAAACACGGTGGCTGGTCTGCGGTGATGTTTGGTTCTTTTTCAGAGGAAAACCAAAAAGCCATTCAGGACTGCACGAAAGACGTTGATGCAGAAGACCTGTTGATACAGGAACTCCAACTGCTGACCGCCCGGGAAGCTTTTCTACTTCAACGTATTTCCGCTGTTCAAGAGAAAAAACAGCACATTCAGTCGGTGCATACCTCCAAGTCTGGCAGATTGTTTACTCGCTTGGACGAGGACAAGGAAAAAGAAGCCCGCGACAAGGAGGCTTACATTGAGCGGATAGATGCTAAAGTCGATCGGGAAGAAAGGCTCCCCGGCACCACCGTGGAAACATCAACCACCGTCGAATCAAGCTACCTTATCGTGGAACGCTTAGAGCGGCTATTGACCGATGTACAGCGCCAGAAGTCCAAGGTGATACAACAGCTTGCCGACCTACGCAGAATGAGCAACAGCGGCAAGAATGAGCTGGTAGACGATTGGGTCGCGGCGGTCGAGGCGGCAGACACGGAAGTGGAGGATGCGGACGATGGCACTGAGACAACGTGAAGTCTTTGCCAAGCGGATCCCGCTGTACCGTAAAGACCCTTGCTTGTTCTTCAAAGAGGTCACTGGCTTCAAGCCTGATCCGTGGCAAAAAGAAGCCGCCACAGCTATTGCACAACACCGCAAGGTTTCGATTCGCTCAGGACAGGGCGTTGGCAAGACTGCTTTTGAAGCGAACCTAGTCCTTTGGTTTCTGTCCTGTTTCCCGTATCCGCGCGTGGTGTGCACGGCTCCGACCCGCCAGCAGTTAAACGATGTCCTCTGGGCTGAGATTGCCAAGTGGCAGGAACGCAGCCCCGTCTTGCAGGCTATGCTTGTGTGGACAAAGACTCGTGTTTACATGAGAGGACATGAGAAACGCTGGTTCGCCGTGGCTCGCACAGCCACCAAGCCGGAGAATATGCAGGGCTTCCACGAAGACAATATGTTTTTTGTGATAGACGAGGCATCTGGTGTTGCTGACCCCATCATGGAGGCTATACAGGGCACGCTTTCCGGCGATAACAACCGCTTACTGATGTGCGGAAACCCAACGCAGAACACTGGCACATTCCACGATTCGCATACCGTGGACGCCCAGTCCTACTACTGCATGAAGGTGTCCAGCAGGGACAGCCCCCGCACGAATAAGCAGAATATCGCTGACTTGGAGCGGAAGTTCGGCAAGAACAGCAATGTAGTCCGTGTCCGTGTTGACGGAGAGTTCCCGGAGAATGAGGACGATGTCTTTATTCCGATGGCACTCGCCACAAAGGCTGTCAATACTGAACCTCTGGAACATTGTGCTCCAGTCAGGATCGCCATCGGGTGTGACGTTGCCCGCTTTGGCAACGATGATACGGCCATTGCACAGAACATTGATGGAGATATCCAAAAGCTGGTCACACGCCACGGTCAAGACCTGTACGCTACGGCAGACGATATCATTGCGATATATAAAACCCTGCGTGCAGCGTATCCGCAGTACCGCGGTCTGATTTACGCGGTCATTGATGACACCGGCGTTGGCGGAGGCGTGACCGACATACTCAACCGAGAAAAGATTCGGCAGAAGCTAACCAAGCTGATGGTCGTGCCGGTAAACTTCTCCAGCGCTGTGCCGGACAAGGAAGCCGCCGGGCGCTATGCAGATATCGCAACGTGGATGTGGGCGGTCCTACGGGATATGGCCACGGCGGGCACCCTGCATATCCCGAACGATTCAACCCTGATAGGGCAGCTTACCACCCGTAAATATATCTTTAGTGGTGCTCCAGCAAAGTTGAAGCTTGAAAGCAAGGATGCCTTGAAAAAGCGCGGTCTGACCAGTCCTGACCGCGCTGATGCGGTAGCTCTTGCGCTATACGAGGGCGGCATCTTTGATGTACGCAGTCTGATATGATAGCCGGAAAGGAGAAAAAGGTGAAAAGAGTTATCCCCGGAAAAATCAAAACGCAACTTCGCCTCGACGGCTATTACAACGTTCTGAACAAGTATGGTACCCAGCACGACAGCACTGAGTATTACCAGTGGGCAACCGGTGCAGCTGTGACGGATGCGGAATTGGCCGACCTTTATGCAGGAAACGGACTATTCTCAACCATCATTGATGCCCCGGCAGACGATGCCACCAAGAACGGTATCGACCTTGGCGTCAAGGATAAGGATTTGCAGAAGCGTCTTGACGACCATCTGCAGACTATCCACTACCAAAGCAGGCTCGCGAAAGCGCTGAAATGGGCGCGGCTGTTTGGCGGCTCTGCTGTTGTTATGTTGGTGGACGATGGAAGACTTCTTCAGGATCCGCTGAACTGGCGGGACGTTCATGGCGTGGAAGAACTGTTGGTTTACGGACGGAATGAGGTGTTTCCGCTGTGGATCAACGGCTACGAAAACAATCCGGCAGATGAAGACTATCGTAAGGGCGGAACTGGCATCCCGGAGTTTTATCAGATAAACAGTGTGTACGGCAGCTATGTAGTACATTCCTCGCGATGCTTAGTGTTCCACAACGGAGAAATCCCCGAAGGCTCCACGATGTCAAATCTCTACCGCACATGGGGCATCCCGGAGTATATGCGCATCCGCGAAGAACTTCGCAATGCCTGCATCGGTCCGGGCTACTCCATTCGCCTGCTGGAACGGCTGTCAATGGTGACATACAAAATGAAGAACCTCGCAAACGTCCTGTCTACGGTAGACGGTGACGATACGGTTCTTCAGCGCATGGAAATGCTTGACCTTGCCCGTAATCTGCTGAACATGGTCTTCATTGATGCAGATGGCGAGGATGTTGGCATTCAATCCCTGTCCGTGGCGGGAGTCAAGGACATTCTGGACAATGCCTGTGCTATGCTGTCCGCTGTGAGCCATATTCCGCAGACAAGGCTCTTTGGACGCTCCCCGGCTGGCGAAAATGCCACGGGTGAAGGGGATATGGAAAACTATAAGGAGGCCGTGTCCGGCATCCAGTCCGGTGACCTCCGGGACAACACCCGCACGCTGGTCGAACTGATTCTGCGCGGAATGGCGTGGAACGGTGAAATCGATAAGGTGCCAGAGTATACCATTACCTACAAGAGCGCTTGGAGCTTGTCTGACGATGAAAAGGCTACGCAGGATCAGGCGAATGCTGCAGCCCAACTTGCCAGAGCACAGACGGCTTCCGCATACGTTACCGCTGGCATCTTGGAAACCGACGAGGTTCGCCGGTCTCTGGCGCAGGATGAACAGTTTGATCCTGAAAACATCATCACGGAAGCGGATGTCAATCAGGACTGGGGCTTGGGTGGGGCTAACGTTCCCCAGCCGACCAATCCGCAGAACCCGCCTGCGGCAGGTAACCTGGTTACGGATGAAGGGGACTGCGGTTATGTTGCCGGCTTCGTCCTGAACGATGGGAAAATCCTCTGCGGCCAACGTTCCGATGGGCAAGGTTGGTGCGGCCCCGGCGGTCACATTGAACCCGGGGAAACGCCGAGTGTGGCATTCCGCCGGGAAGCAAAGGAAGAGTTCAATATTGACGTAGGGGACATTACCTATCTCGGTAACTGCAAGGGCAAGCCGGATGAGGTGCTTCCCGTTCAGATCTATCTCGTCAATGGCTTCGATGGCGTTCCTCGGTGCGACCAAAAGGAGATGTTCACGGCTACATGGATGCCCCCTGAACAGATTTTGAAACAGGATGTGCCCGGTGGGCTGGTGTTTGAACCGTTTCTCAGAAGCGTGAAAGAATACCTTGAGCAGCTGGGCATTACGCTGGACGACTTTGACGAGAGCAAGCACAATCGCGACGAGAATGGAAAATTTTCCAGTTCTGGCGGCTCCACATCATTAAAAGATGTATCGAGCGAGGAAAATCCATCAAAAGACTTGAATGATTCTCAAAGTCATGCTAAAATAAATTCTAACGCAGTTTCGGCAAAAGGCGCGAACACTTTCAAGGTGAAAGGTTTCCCCAACAAGCAGAAGCTGAACAACCACTGGCAGAATGGAAGAACCCACGCCGCTGAGTACGCTCCCGATGGCATTACGACAAAGGAGCAGTACGAAAAGCGGGCGGTTCAACTTTTGGAAAGCCCGTGCGGAAACGGCATAAAAGGCTACAAGACAAAAGATGGCCTTGTGTGCCGGTATGACGCGAAGAAAAATGACTTTGCAAAAGGTTCCCCAGAGAAGGGTGTAAGAACGATGTTCAAGCCTGACGATGGGGAAGATTACTATAAACGTCAGCTTGAATTGGAAGGAATCGAAGATGACTGAGAAAATCATCTGCCCGGTATGTGGGCAGCATAGCTTTGATGAAGACAACGATTTTGAGGAATGCCCCGTGTGCGGCTGGGTAAATGATGGCGTGCAGAGAGCGGATCCTGATTATCGCGGCGGTTATAACCGCATCAGCCTGAACGAAGCTAAAAAGAAGTTTGCTGAAGGCAAAAAGGTGTTTGACTAAAATATTGGCGTTGAGAGCCTTTGCAGGTGACGTGAAAGCGTCCCTCGCAAAGGCTCTTTTTGTTTGCAGTCATAGCTCAGTTGGTAGAGCGCCTGCCCTCCAAGCAGGATGCCGCGGGTTCAAGCCCCGTTGACTGCTCCATATCGAGGGTTGGCCAAGTTGGATAAGGCATGGGCCTTTGACTCCCAGACCGCCGGTTCGAGCCCGGTACCCTCGACTTTTATGCTGGTGTAGCTCAATAGGATAGAGCAGGCGACTTGTAAACGTCAGGCTGTGGGTTCGATCCCCACCCCCAGCACCACCCGCCGTACACCGTAATCGGCACCTCGATGGCATGAGGGGGCACTGACCCTGCTCCCAACAGACCGCTGCGAAGTGTTCTGGCCTGCTCCATGACAGAGCCAGCGCGGAGCCATAAACCGCGTTCCTTCCGCTTCGCGCTTGGACGGATGCGCGCTGTAAGCAAAAGGTCAAAATTCAAGTGCTGCATGCCATAAGAACAAAGACCCTGCATCTCCACCTTGATGCAGGGTCTTTTTGATGCCTGCAAAGGGAAGATGGTTCCCAGAAAGATAAAGAGGTGGATATGCCTGTGAAGAATAATGGGCCTGGCATGACCGAGCGCTCTTCAATGACGAAAAAATCAAAGATCGAGCCGGAGTATCCGCAGTGGGCAGAAAGCAAGATGCGCGCAATTGAAAATCGGCGGTTGAAAGAACTGCAGAAGGTTGTGCGAGAATCTATGCCTGAAATCCTTGCTATCGTTGCGGAAGAACAAAAAACCGGCTCCGACAGCATCAGACATGATGGATACAGCGACATGGTTCGCCGCATCCAGAACAGGTTCCGCATTATGCGTGACCGGCTCAGTCGGCGGCTGAAAACCGATCCGTTGGAACGGGATGTTCGCCGGTGTGCTGACTACACCGACCGGCGGCAACTTAAAGAATGGCAGCGCAGCGTGCGCGCCACGCTGGGAGTGGATATCCATGATGATTTCTTTCTCGGCGAAAGATACGACCTGATGCTTAAAAGATGGGTTGAGCAAAATGTCAGCTTCATTACCAGCATTGAAAGCGACTGCTTCGATGATATGGAGAATGTCATTATTGAGGGTTTTGCAAAAGGCCGCACCCCGGCGGCGATTTCCAATGAAATTCAACGCCGGTTTGATGTGACCAAGTCAAAAGCGAATCTTCTTGCGCGTGACCAGGTGGGCACCCTGAGCGCGAATCTGACCCGCACAAGGCAGGAATCCGCTGGGGTGGAGGAATATATCTGGAGCTCGTCAGGTGATGAACGTGTGCGCGAATGCCACCGTGAACTTGACGGTCAGAAATTCCGTTATGATGACCCGCCGGCCATGTGGTACATGACAAAGCACGGCAAAGTGTACAGCGGGCGGCATTGCAATCCCGGAGAGGACTACCAGTGCCGCTGTGTTGCAAAACCTGTCTTTAACTTCGATAGGCTGAATTCTGTAGCCTTTAAGGAGAAAAAACAATGAAACAGAATACCCCGCCGCTAGTCCTTCGGAGCGAAATGCGAACCGACAGTGTACCTGTCGATGAGCATTACAGCGCCGAGGGATATTTTTATGATAACCCCATTCTGACCCGCACGGGCATCTTTAAGTACACGCTGGAAGATGGCTCGGAGCGTCGAGAATTGCGTAGACCGGAAGATGTGTTTGACCCGGAAAGCCTTGCAAGCTATGAGGGAAAGCCCATCATCATAACCCACGATGCGCGGGTGATCGACAAGGACAATGCCCGCCGGGAGAGAGTGGGCACAATCCTGACCCCCGGACAGCAGGACGGAGAAACCGTCCGAGCAAGAATCGTAATTGATGATCCTGATGCCGTAAAGGCATCGGGTCTGCGGGAACTGTCTGTCGGGTACTATCAGGATCTTATCATGGAACCCGGAGAATGGAATGGAGAGCCGTATGATGCAATCCAGACCAATATCCGTGTGAATCACCTTGCGCTGGTCGCTGTCGCCCGCGCAGGTGATGATGCACGCTTGAACATGGACAGCCAAGATAACAATGGAGGTACACCCCCTATGGACGAGAACGAGAAGATGAACAACCCCACGCAGGACGATGATACTACTGTGGAAACTACAAAGCCCACTGCCGATGATGGCGAGACTCCCAGTGCTCCTGCGGCGGCTCCTGCCCTTGACCCGGCAGGCCTTGAAGCAGCACTCAAAGCCTATATCGCGGCCACCAACGGTGCTACCGCTGACGATGAAAACGACCCGGCGGCTGGTGACACCACTGATAAGCCCACCAAGGACGAGGGCGAAGGTGACGACCCTGCGAAGCCGGACGTGCTGGCAGACATTACCGCCCGCCGTGATGCTATGGAAGATGGCCCGGCCAAGGCGGACATCAACACCCTGCTGTCTATGCTGGATGCCGCAAATGCCCGCGCTGATGCTGCAGAGGACGACACCAAGCCTACCGAAGATGAGGATGATACCTCGGACGATTCCAGCAACCAGCTGAACCATGACAGCGCTGCATCCATTGCCGCGCAGGTCAGCCAGCGTGTGGAACTGTGTCGGCTGGGCGATAAGCTGCATCTGGATGGCATGGAATCCATGCCGGTAATGCAGGCAAAGAAAAAGGTCGTTCATGCCGTTATTCCGGGTATGCGTCTGGATGGCAAGAGCAAAGCCTACATCAACGCGGCTTTTGATATCGCAAAGGGTAAAATCAATGGTCGCAAGACTGTGGCAGACCAGCGTCGTCAGGTGTTCAATGCTGATTCCGCAAATGCGGCAGTTCGCAATGTGGGCAAGAAGAACAACCCTGACGAGGCCCGCGATCGTATGATCCAGCGTCATGCTGGCGAGAAGGAGGACTAAGCTATGAGCAATATGGCAGTACAGATGAACTACGGCGAGCCTAGCCGCGGTATGCCCGGCCTGCTTTATGACCGTGCGAATTACGATGCAGTCACCCGCCGGAACAGCGCAGAGGATGGCAAGCTGTTCTTTGGCTGCGGCGTTGTGCAGGGTGCGGAGCCCGGCAAGGACATCACCCTTCCCGCAACCGGCGCGACCGCCGAGAAGTTCGAGGGCGTTGTGATGTACAGCGCCAATACGGAGATGGACGATGATGGTGCTGTGCTCCTGCGTAAAGGCCAGATTCTGGATGTTTGCCAGACCGGCAAGATGTGGGTGCAGCTGGCCGATCAGGCGGAACCTGCTTACGGTCAGCCGGTTTATCTTGTGATTACCGGCGACGATGCAGGCAAGTTCACCCCGACCAAGGGCACCAATCTGGCGGTCAAGGCCCGCTTCATCGGTGCGGCCCAGAACGGCATTGCACCCGCCCAGTTCGCAGAGCAGATCTAAGGAGGTTCAATATGGCTAAGTACAATCCTTTCGACCCCGCCAACGGTTACAGCGAGGAAGACCGCCTTGCCTTGAACGGCAAGTGTGCCTCCCTGATTAACCAGGCATATAAGAACCCGTTCCCCGGCACGAAGATTCGTCTGGATGGAGCCGACAATGCAGGCATCTTCTTCGCCAAGCAGCTGGCGCATGTCAAGACCAAGGCGTACGATAAGGACTTCCCGGAACTGTCCGGCCTGAAGATCTTCCCTCAGACCAGCGAAACCGATGAGGGAGCTGCGTATATCGAATACTACAGCTATGAGCCGGTTGGCTTTGCTGATGTTATCGCCAACTACGCCAGCGACCTGCCCCGTGTCGATGTGAAGGGCACTCCCCATCGTGCGGAAATTGTCAACATCGGCGACAGCTACGGCTACAACGTGCAGGAACTGCGTGCCTGCCGCCGCAATGCGGTGCTGGGTATTATGAAGTCTCTGGACTCTGCACGTGCTGAAGCGGCCCGCCGGGTGTACGATGTCAAGGTGAATCACCTGATTTGGCACGGCGACGAAAAGACGGGCATCATCGGCGTTCTGTCCTCCGGCAATAACATCCCCATCTATACACTGCAGAACGGCGCAGCCGGTAAGGCCGACTGGGCATCCAAGACCGCAGACGAGATTGCGGCCGACATTGCCGGCATCCTGAACTACATCGACACCCTGACCCAGACTGTGGAGCACCCGGACAGCTGGGTCATGCCCAACGACCTGTACACCAGCCTGAACCTGCGCCGCATCGATGGCACCGGCGAATCTGTTCTGTCCTACATCAAGGATCACACTCCCCAGATTAAGAACTGGGAAGTTGCCGGCGAACTGTCCAAGGGCAACAAGGACTATAACAGCACCGGCAAGAACATCGGCCTGCTGTATACCAAAGACCCGGACAAGATGTCCCACGAGGTTCCCATGGCTTTCCTCCAGCACGCGCCGCAGGATCGCAATTTGGAAATCGTTATCAACTGCGAGGGCCGCGATGCAGGCATGATGATTCCTTATCCGCTCTCTGCTTGCCTGGTCTACGGTCTGTAAGAAAGGAGAAACCGACTATGAAGGTCAAAAACATTTCGGTGAAGCCCATCTGCATCGGCTCCATCTCTCTGCTCCCCGGCGAAACTGCGCAGGTCGATGCAACCTATGATGATGCAATGGCATTTTACATCAGCATGGGCCTGCTTCAGGAGGTTCAGGAGAAAAAGGCGCGCGGAAAGAACGCAAAGGCCGATTCCGAAGCTGACGCTCCTGCCGATGCTCCTGCGGGCGGTGAATCTTGATGGATTCTCCTGACGTAACCGCCATTGCCAAAATTGTAAAGAAGGTTGGCACCGAGTTCAAATCCGCTTCGGACGAGGACATTTCTTTTTGGATCGACCTGCAAGCGCCGGTCATTTCCAAAAAGAAGTTCGGCGCAGATTACAATCTGGCGGTGGCGTTGCTGGTCTGCCATGCTATGAAAATGGCTGGCAATGGTGACAGTTCTCTCGGAACTATCGCAAACACTGGTCGCTTAGCCAGCGTTTCCGAAGGTGGCGTGAGCATTTCCTTTGCCACCAGCACCGCCGGGACCACCGGAGATGCTGAGTACCAGCTTACTTCCTACGGCTTGCAGTTTATTTCGATTCGGAACCGGCATATCGTGCCTATCATGATTCGATAAGGAGGCCTGCCCATGGCGATAGCCAATGACATCAGCCTTGACCTGACGCCAGAGGGAAGAGCGGCGATGGAGCGCCTGAACGAACTGTCCAATGTGACCATAGAGGTTGGGTATCAGGCAGACCAAAAGGCGGCTGACGATGAAACATCGCTGGCCGAGGTCGCCTACTGGAACCACTACGGAACCCTCCACAAAGACGGTTCGGTGATGATTCCTGCCCGTCCCTTTATGGACACCATCAAAAAGCACTCGGAAGAACTATCAGAGTTTTCGCAGCAGGCGTTGTCCTCATTGGAAACAGCTGATGCGGTTTCCAATGCGATTGGTTCTCAGGCAAAGTCCATGATTCAGGATGCAATCAAAGATGAGGAATGGGCGCCCAACGCGCCCATCACCATCGAGGGCGGCTGGATGATGAACGAATATGGCAAGGAAGGCCCGGTGCCTGTGCATATTAAAGGGAAGAGTTCCACGAAGCCCCTGATTGATACAGGCGCCTTGCGTCAGAACTGTCAGTACGTTATCAAGAAAGGAAAGAAATGAACATCTTTAAGCAGATGTACACTGTGCGCCGCTATAAGGGCACCAGCTGGGACAGTGGCACAGCCGAAACAACTTACTCGGATATGCAGCTTCCACTTGATGTGCAGGCCAAAACGCGCCGCAATCAGGACGATGCTTCTGGCCGCTCTACGACCGGCGTTTTGACTGTGTATAGTGATGTCCAGCTTCTTCCTACGGAACCGGATAAACAGACAACGGGAGATCGGCTGCTTTACATGGGGCAGTGGTACGCCTGCAAGTCGTCCATCTACTGGGGAAACACCATCCTGAAGCACTGGATATCAGAGTTTGAAGCTGTTGAGGGCGAGAAAGGGGAGATTGCCAATGACACCAGCTGAGTGCCGCGAGGCGGTTCGGCTCATGTTTGCGGAACTGTACCCTCATTGCACAGTGATTTACAGCTATCCCAATTCCGTTCGTCCACCGCTTCCGTATGTCGTTCTCGACTTTGAACGCATCGAGCCGGTGAACGCGTTTGAGTACGTCAAGAACGGGATTCTTTGGCAGGAAAAATGCAAGCGCATTCCGTTTTCTGCTGAACTGGTCACCGAGAGCAAGACGGAGCATGCTGCCGGGGTGAAAAAAGTTGGCTTGTCAACGGTCGTGGACGACCTTGAACAAGCTATTCAGTTCTTTGATAGCCAATACGCAGGTGACAAAATGCGCGCCATGAATATCACGGTATGCACGGAAGGGTCACCTGAACCGATCCATAACAGCGCGCCCGGCGTAGAGAGGGCGCGCTGTTCTTTTTATGTGGATTTTGTGCAGCGTACTAAGGAGTACGCTGCCTTGGCTCCGATTGACGGCGAGTATTCGGAAGACCATGCCAGTGCAGCATCCAAAAAAGTTGCAGACATGGAAGCCGGATGGTTTGACGAAGTCGAAGTCAAAAAAGAAATCCGAAATGAGTAAAGGAGCGAAACCACATGAATATCGACAAAATCGTTGAGGTCAATATCCAGATCTCCGAAGCGATGTCCATTGATGGTGGTTATGACACCATCCTCATTGTCGGCCCTCTGCCTAAAGCCCCTGGCGGTCGCGTTACACCTGATGTTGCCGGTTATGCGAGCTTGCAGGACCTCAAGAGCGCCGGATTCGCAGCGGACGACCCTGTGTACATTGGTGCCAGCAAGGTGTTTGGACAGTCCCCGAAGCCGCCCGCGGTAATGATTGCGGTGCAGAAGCTGTCCAGCGGCTCCACCGAAAAGGTGGATGTGACTCTTGACAGAGCCATCGGTATGCCGGGCTGGTACTGCATCTGCCCGGCGGGCATCAAGGAGGACTTCTACCAGAGCATTGCCGACTGGACAGAAGCCAATGAAAAGCTGTGTATCTGCGAGACAACCGGCATTTCGTCCTCTCCGGTATCGGATGCAATGCTTCGCACTGCGGTCATTCACGCTACCGCCGAGAACGACTGCGTGAACTGTGCTTACGCCTCCCGGTTCCTCTCCTATGACCCGGGCAGTGAGCAGTGGTGCTTTAAGTCCCTTTCCATGGTGTCTGCACAGGGACTGTCCACCACGGATATTGCAAGTCTGGAAACACGCAATATCTCGTATTACACAACTGTTGGCAGCAAGGCCATGGTGCAAGGTGGCAAGGTGAGCGGCGGCGAGTGGATCGACACCATTCGTTTCCGTGACTGGCTGAAGACCGAAATTCAGTCCAAGGTGCTGAACCTGCTTCTGGGCTTGCCCAAAGTGCCTTATACCGATCAGGGCATTGCGCTGGTGCAGAACGCTGTCATTGATGCGCTGGAAGAGGGCGTGCGTGCTGGTGGCATTGTGCAGGATGCTTCTTCCGATGATGGAGAAGCGTCTCGTGCATATACCGTCACTGTGCCGCGCGCGGCCGATTTGGATGCCGCAACTCGTAAGAGCCGCCGTCTTACCGGTGTGACATGGACAGCACAGCTGGCAGGTGCCCTGATCGCCGCGAAAATTGGCGGCACACTGAATTACTGAGAAAGGAGAACCGCTAAATGCGTGGAGATGTAACCGTTTACTCCCCGAAAAACGTTCTGTGCACCATGGGCATTCACATCGCGTCTGGTTTTACGGAGGATGGCTTTATTACCATTACTCCGCAGGGCGATGGTGTGACGGATGAAGCCGGTGCAGATGGCGAAGTGGTCGTTTCGATTCCGGATGATCCTCGCTATGAAATCAAGTTGGTTCTGCAGTACGGTTCCAAAACAAACAACTGGCTGCTGAAGAAGTACAACAACAACAAGCAGACCCCGGGCAGCGGCTTCTTCAATATGCAAATCAAAGATCTGGGCTCTAACCCGGATTTCACGGCGCCCAAGGCATGGGTTTCCAAGCCTGCCCCGTGCGCTTACGGTAAGGCCGGCCAGAATCAGGAGTGGACGCTGCGGGCTGTTGGCAAGATGGAGCCGAAGAACTGAAAGGAGGAAACCTGATATGAAAATGAAACGCATGGAAATGCGCGACATTACGGTTGGTGAATACCAGTTTAAGATTCGCCCATTCGGTGCCAAGGATGCTACCTACATCTTTGGCGATGTCGCATCCATCATCCTTCCCATTCTGGGCACCGTGTCGGTTGCTAGCGACGATAAGGATGCTGTCAACATGGAAATGTTTGACGGGATGGACATGGACAAAGACTCACTGGTCAAGGCGCTTGCCCGCATCAATGGCAACGCATTGAGCAAACTGGTGAGTGAGCTCCTGCTGGATCACAGCAACATCCGCGTTTTGGATCCTGAGAAAAACACTTATGAGGTCATGGGCGAGGATGATTTTGATGAAATTTTCTGCCAGTACCTCGCCGGAATGCTCAATCTTTGTGCTGAGGTCATTCGCTTAAACTTCAGCGGTTTTTTCAAAGATGCGAGCACCCTCTTTGGAGGCCTTATCAAAGTGCGCCGGGCGGGCAGCTCGAACAGTACGGAGAGTTCGACAACGACAGAGTAACGAACCTTGAATGGATTATGTATACCCTGATTCGTGAGCGGGTGGCTTCGATGTACGAACTGACCTATGTTTATAATCTGGATGAAATGCTAAAACTTTACGACCTGATTATGATGCAGCGGGACATTGAGTACGCCAAAAGCCAAGAGGACAGAAGGGGGGATACATAAGTGGCGGCAAAGGAAACTGTAATCGGAAAGTTCGTCAATCAAATTCTGTTCAAGGTCGATAAAAGTTCTGTTGATGACGCAAAAAGCGCTATCAGCGAAGTAAAAGGCTTTGCGGCTAAAGCACTTGGCGCAATCGGCATCTGCTTTTCCTTTACTAAGCTTGCTAGTCTTGCAGAGGAATTTGGCAGTATCAACGATACCATCCGCGGGGCAACCCGCGAGATGGGAGACCAAGCGGATATCCAGCAGAAGATTCTGCAAGGGGCCCAGGATTGCCGTGAAGAATACGGGGTCATGGCCGGAGATGTGACAAAACTGGTGCAGCTGAACAGTAAGCTGTTCCCAGTTGATGATGCTGTGAAGTTTGTTTCGCTTGTCGAAAAGCTGGAAAAAGGCTCCGGCAGAGAAGCAAATCTTGACAACACCATGAGCGTACTGCAAAAGGCTATGTCTTCGGGCAAGTTGGACAAATCTAGCTTTTCCAACTTAAAAACAGCTGCCCCAGAGGTGGTGAAAGCCATTTCGTCTGCAATGGGAGTGTCCGAAAAGCAACTCCAAAATCTGGCAGAGAGCGGAAAACTTTCCGCAAAGCAACTGAAAGAAGCGTTCTTTGCGGCGGAAAGCGACATTCAAAAGAACTTTGATGAACTCGGTTTCGGCATCGGGGACGCTCTTACTTATGTCAGAAATCAGTGGGGGCTTTGGCTTGCAGGCGCAGATGACATGCTTGGCATCACAACCAGTATTGGCAAAGCAATAAAAACCATAAGCAATTTCCTGATAGGAAAGGCACAGCGGCTGACTTCGTGGCTGAAAAGCATTTCCGAGAAACTTGGCGGCGTAGAGCAGTTGTTGAAGCTGATTGCGATGGTCGCCGCAGCTCTGTTCCTTGCAACCAACGGAAGCAAGATTTTGTCTTTCTTAGCGGGCGCAGTGAAACTCCTGCAAGGATTTAATCTGCAAACTGCCCTTGCGGCCGCAAAATGGCTCTTGCTGTTCCTTGTGCTGGAAGATGTTTTTACCTTCCTGCAGGGCGGCGATAGCGTCTTTGGGCGGCTCCTGAGCGAGGCTGGTGTTGATGTTGACGCATTGAGAGAGAAAATCAGTGCGTTCTTCGAGGGAGCAAAGCAATTTGGCCGAGACGCTCTTGATTCGCTGGGTCAGTTCTGGGAGGAACACAAAGGTGCGATTTTAGTTGTTCTGCAAGCCCTTTGGCAAGGACTGGTTGACCTGACCGCAGACATCATCACACTGGGCGGGCATCTGTTCGACCTTCTGGCTGGCTTGATTACGGGATTTCAAACCCATGATTTCACCCAGTTTCTGAATGGATGTCGTGAACTGTGGCAAGATTTCCTCGATATTCTGAATGGTTTGGGACGGGCTGCTTTCGGTGAAACATGGGAACCGATGAAAGAAAGCGCACAGGCAATCTGGGACTGGCTGAAGGGCTTTTTTGATTGGTTCGGAGAGAAAATTCAGTGGGCTAAGGGGCTATGGAATGGAATTGTGGATTTCTTCACTGGTGGAAACGGCGATGATGATAAAGGCGGTTCTGGTGGCGGCAATCCCAAAGGCAAAGGCAAAACGTCTCTCCGCAGCACGGCTGGAGCACTTGCGTCTGGCGGGCGTGCTGTTTCTGGGAGTGCTGTTATGTCCGCACCCCTCTCCAATACCACTAACACCAAAAACATCACTGTAAAACAGGAAAACCGACAAAGCTACACGTTCCAAGTGTCTGATCGCAATGCCGCATCCAAACTGCAGTCTACCGTGAGCTCGCAGTCCTCGCAATCCACAAAGGATCTGGCACATGCGCTTAATTACGGGAGGTGATGCCTGATGGAAGCGACACAGCCCGCACGCTTGGGGGATTTTGAATTCGATGCTATCATCAAACGCCCGGAGACATTGTCCAGCAAGATCCCGGACTATGCAACGGAAGAAGGATATAGCGCCAGTGACCACATCTGTCTGGAAGCGGTGACGCTTGATGTCACAGCTGTGATTTCTAACGCGCCGATTACATGGGCGGACCGGCACCCGGCATCATCGAGCCGGGTGCAAAGCGCAGTAGAAGAACTGCGTCAGCTGTGGGAAAAAAGAATGCCAATGACCTTTACGGCCGGAGGCGATAGCTATGAGAACGTCTGCATCGAAAGTGTGACGTTCCCCAAAGAGGAAAGCAACAGCGAGCGTATTGAACTGAAGTTGAAGCAGGTGTCTATCAATTCGACAGAAACTGCCAATATCA